GAGGCCGAGCTTGACGCTATCATCCGCAACCTCATCGTCGCCACAGGCTTTACTGGCGCGCCTGCTACTGAGTAAGCTGGCGCAGCAGTCGGGCAGCGGGTTGCTGGCCTGGGCGCTCACCAAGCGGCGCTACCTGCGCCCCGGCACGCTGTTCGACCTACCGGCGCACCCGTTTTTGCGCGACCTATACCTCGAACGCGCGCGCGAAGTCGTCGTCTACAAAGCCTCACAGATGGGCGCGAGCGAGTACGGTATCACCTATGCACTGCACGCCGCCGATGTACGCGGCGCGACGGTGCTGTATATTTTCCCCACCGAAACCCACGTCAGCGACTTCTCCACGGCGCGCATCGGGCCGGCGGTCGAGGCGTCGCCTTATTTGGAACAGATCATCACCGACCCGGTCGGCGCGCCGAACGCAGGCCGCCGGCGGCGCACGGATCGCGTGACGCTCAAACGGGTGCGCGACCGCTACCTCTACCTGCGCGGGGCCACAGTCAGGCCAGACGGCAGCGCGCCACAACTGAAAAGCATCGACGCGGATATACTCGTGCTGGATGAAGTGGACGAAATGGATCAGCGCGCGCCGTCTATTGCTGTCAAGCGCCTGGGCCACAGTCGTATCGCCGAGGTGCGTTGGATCAGCACGCCTACCTATCCGGGCGTTGGTATCCACGCCAAGTGGCAGGAGAGCGACCAGCGCGAGTGGTGCGTGCGCTGTTCGGCCTGTGGACAGCGCCAGCCTTTGACGATCCAGCAAGTAGTGCTGGAATGGGATACTCTAGGCCGCCCGGTAGCCTGGCGCGGACAGGACGCGGGGCGCGCCTGGGTGGGCTGTGTCAAGTGCGGGGCAGAGTTGGATAGATTAGGGCCGGGTGAATGGGTGGCGCAAGCGCCAGGGCGTGAGATCGTCGGCTATCACCTCACCAAGCTATTTAGCCCGCTCACGCCGCTATTGGATGTAGTACGGGCGCTGGACACGGTAGACGAAACGAAACGCCGCGAGACCTACAACCAAGACCTCGGCGAGCCGTATGTCCCGCGCGGCGGGCGGCTGACCGAGACGCTGCTTGACAAATGCCGGCGCGATTATGCGCACGGCCTGGTGGCGGGCGAACGGTGTATCGCCGGGATCGACGTGGGCAGCCTGCTTTATATCGTCATCCGCGCCGGGCAGATCGACCGCGAGAGCGGCGAGCGTCCGCAGCGATTGGCGGTGGCGGTGGAGAGTTTCGAGGAAGCGGCGCGGCTGTTGCAGCGTTACCGGGTGCAGACTTGTGTAGTCGATGCGCTACCGGAAACGCGCAAGGCGCGCGAGTTGCAGGCAGCGTTCAAGCCGGGGCAGGTATGGCTGGCCTATTTCGTCAATCAGCGCGCCGGCCTGAAAACTGAGGATTTCAAGCGCCTGGATGAAAAGGACTACACGATCAACCTGGACCGCACGCGCGTTTTCGATGAGATGTTCGCGGCATTACTGGCGGGGGCAGAGGGCGCGGGCGGCGCGGGCGGGCTGACGCTCCCGGCGCACGCGCGGGATGTGCGCGACTACTACGCGCATCTGGTCAACCAGGTGCGTGTGTTGGAAGATACGGCGGGCGGAAATCAAGTGGCCGTCTACCGCGAGGTGGGGCCGGATCACTACAGCCTGGCTGAGGTTTACTGTCACGCGGCGGCGACGTTGCCGCGGGCAGCCTCGCTGCCGGAACAGAGCGGGTTGCAGAAGAAAAGCCGGTGGGGTTAGGGGGGAAAGTGGAAGCGAAGGTACTGGTCGAACTGGCGGCATTACAGCCGCATCCGCAGAACTACAACCGCCACGGGCCGAGGCAGATCAAAGATATTGCCACCAGCCTGGAACGCTTCGGGCAGCGCAAGCCGCTCACGACCTGGCGTGGGTTTATCCTCACCGGCCACGGGGTAGCGGAGGCGGCGCGAAGCCTGGGCTGGCGCGAGGTGTGGGCCGAGCCGTGTCCCGACGAATGGGACGAGGCGACGGCGCTGGCGTGGCTGGCGGCGGACAACGAGTTACCCAGGGCGGCGGACCCGGATGAGGCGCAGTTGGCGGCGCTGGTGGCGCTGATCCAGGAAAGCGACGCGCGGCTCGCGGAATTGGCGGCGGGTAGCGCGGCGCGGTTGCGGGAATTGCTGGCGCAGACGAAAGCGCCGGTAGAGGACGCCGGGGCGCAGATCGACAAGGCTGAGGAATTGCGGGAAAAATGGAAGGTAGAGGTCGGGCAGTTGTGGCAGCTTGGCGAGCATCGCGTCATTTGCGGCGATTGCACGGATCGGGCGGTGGTGGAAAGGGTGATGCAAGGGAAGAAAGCTGCGGTAGTCAGTGATCCTCCTTACGGGATTGACGTTGATACAAGCTGGCTTTCCGCGCTTCATATTAAGCGCGGAAAGCCAGCTTGTATGAGCGATGACAAATTAGCAAACGACAAGGGAGATTTAGATTTATCTTGGGTGTACAAATACGAGGAGTGGCTAGTTTTTGGTTTTCCATATATTGCCAGAAACGAACCATATAGCGGGCTTTTGGTGTGGGATAAACGCGGCGATGGAGGCGAGGATGGTTTAGGTAATCCGGTAGAGGTCGCGGCGTCAAATGCATTTAATGGTTACAGATTAAAAAGGCACGTTTGGGCTGGATATGTTAGGGAAGCAGGAGAAAAACGACATCCCCACCCAACACAAAAGCCGATTGGCATTATGGCTGATGCGATAGAGCTTGTAAAAAATCAAGTTATCTTTGACCCCTTCCTCGGCTCCGGCACAACACTCATCGCCTGCGAGCACCTGGGCCGTCGCTGCCGGGCGGTCGAGATCGACCCGCGCTACGTCGCCGTCACCCTCGAACGCTGGGCGCAATCCACCGGCCAGACGCCGCTTTTGCTTGAAAACTCCTGACTTCTGTGCTACTATGTAAGCAGCCTGACTGTGCAATAAAGCCGGGGTGGCCTGTAAGGGTGCGCCCCGGCTTTATTATTTCTTACTCTCTGATATTTCCGGGGAAATAGTTGGAGGCGAATATGAAACGTAACCAGTTCAAACCGCTCGGTGTCACCGGGGCCACACCCTGGGGGCGCGCGGCCTACGTCGAGACCGACCCGGCGCTGGTCGGCAGTGCGGCAATCAAAACCTACGACACCATGCGCCGGGACGATCCCACCGGGGCGATGCTCTACCAGGTGCTCGCGCTGCCGATTAGGATGGTGGCCTGGCACGTCGAGCCGGGCGGCGAGTCGGTGGCCGACCAGGAAGCCGCGGACTTCGTGTGGTCGGCGCTCAACGATATGCGCCAGCCGTTCAACGAGTGGCTGGCGGATGTGTGCCAGATGTTCATCTACGGCTGGGCGCAGTTCTGGATCGTCCTCAAACGCCGCACCGAGCGCAACTCCCGCACGCCCGATGGGCGCATCGGCATCGACTGGCTGGAAATGGTCAACCAGCGCGCGTTCCTGGATTGGGAATACGCCGAGGATGGTTGGTTGGTCGGTACGCAGGTGCTCGACCGCCAGAATAACACCATCACCGTCCCGCTGGAGGGATCGCTGTTCTTCCACACTTCCCCGGAGGGCGGCGACCCGGCAGGTATCAGCATCTACCGCGCGGCGGTGCGGCCCTGGACCTACAAGCGCCGTTTGGAGCAGGTCGAGGGTATCGGGCTGTACCGGCGCTGGGCCGGCTTTCCCGATGTCGAACTGCCACCCGGCGCGACGACCCGCGCGGACGTGGCGGACGGCGAGGTCTCGGACGAGGAACGCGGCGAAGACCTGGTCGAGGCCATCTACCGCGACGAGATGATGGGCGTGGTGCGGCCCAGCGGCTGGACGCTGAACTTCGGCGGGCCACAGGGTAACGTCGACTCGACGATGGGCGACACCATTATGCGCAAGGACATCGAGATGGCGCGCGCGGTCCTGGCGCAGTTTATGCTCGTCGGCTTGCAGAAGGTGGGGACGCAAAGCCTCGCCGGGACGTTGTTCGACGCATTTATGCTCTCGGTCGAAGCCTACCTGGAATCTATCCGCGACGAGATGGGCGACCTGGTGGCGCTGCTTTTGCGCTGGAATGACTTCCCCGGTCTGACGGAGCCGCCGCGCATCGAATACAGCAGCCCGCGCCAGCTTGACCTCGGCGCGGTGGCGCAATACTTGCAGACGCTCCTGGGCGCAGGCCTGCTGACACCCGACGCCAGCCTGGAAGCGTTCCTGCGCTCGCTCGTGCCGGGGATGCCGGCCAGCAGCGGGCCGCCGGTGGCGGAGGCCGCGCCGGGCCAGGCGGAGGAGGACGAGTTACCGGACGACGACGCAGACGCCGCGCCGGAATTGGCGGGCGCGGAGGCGGACGAGTTCAAGCGTTTTTTTTCGGCCAGGGCGCACCGGTTCGCAGTGCAGCCCGCCCCAGACGAGCGCGGGGCGACCTACCGCGCCCTGGCCGACAGTAACGCCGCCGCGCAACGCGGAATGATCGAGGGCTGGACGGGTGAGGTGGCGGCGGACATTGCCAGCTTGCCGCCGGACGTGAGTCACGGCGAGGTGCTGGCGAAGCTGGACGACTACATCCTGGCGGCGCTGCTCCTGTTCCGCGAGAAGTCGATGCTGGACATCGCGGCGGCGTTCTGGTTGGGGTTCGGCAAGCCGTCAGGACCTCCCGAAGCCTTGCAGACGTTGCAGGGCGAGATCGAACTGGCGGACGGCTGGATCGGCTACGGGCCGGGCGGGACGCTGCAGCGCACGAATCCGCTGGGCAAGCCGACGCTGTTCGGGGACATCGCCGGCACGTTGGAGGGCCAGATCGTGGCGATTATGCTCCTCTTAAAACAGGGGCGCAACGCGGACGTGATGGGGCTGATCGAGGACGCGGTCAAAAGCGCCACGCAGGGCTACAGCCGCGCGGAGTTGTATGCCGGCCACGTGTGGCGCGGGGTGTGGGCCGGGGAAGGCGAGCGGCGGCGCGAGACCGGCGTGGATGGCCCGGTGCGCTGGGTGCTCGATCCTACCGCCCACCATTGCGCGGAGTGTCCCATCTTCGGCAGCGATCCGCCGGGGCGCTGGTATGCGTCGTTCGCCGATATGCTGCGCTATACTGGCGGGACGCTGCCCGGCCACGGCACGGACTGCGACGGGAATTGTCGCTGTCACCTGGAGGGCGAAATGCCGGATGGCGGCTGGGGCTGGCTGTAAAGTTTGACAATTTCCCGTAATCTGTGCTATACTACAGGTAGCTATTTTAATGCGGGGCCGCACCTCTCGTCAAGCCCTGTGAATATGGAATGGGGGCCGTAACCAATCGGCCCCCGCGTTCAAGGCGCGCAGCCTGACTGAGCGAAAACAAGCCGGGGCGATCCCTAACGGGACGCCCCGGCTTTTTGCGTTTGTGGCGGAGGTGGGTTATGCCCTGGGAGATCAAGAGTGAGGGCGGTCGATATTGTGTCTACAAGAAGGGCGACGACGAGGCGTTAAAATGCTACGACGAGCGCGCGGACGCCGAGGACTATCTGACGGCGCTGTATGCGTCCGAGTCCGCCCGCGAGATCGCCGCCGAGAGTTACACCGGGCCTGCCGGCCCCGCCAGCCGCTACACGCTCGGTCTGCTCGATGATGCCGCCGTAGCGCGCAAGGCGCTCAACGGCGAACCCATCCTCATTTTCCCCAAAGGCGTCCACCACCGCGCGCAGTTCGACGGTGCGGTGCGGCGCATCGTAGTCGACGACACGGTCGTCGGCGAGTTGGTGCAGAACTTCGCAGCCCGCGAGCAACGCGGCATCCGCCAGAGTCGCTTGCCGGTCAACGAAGACCACCAGGGCAGCCGCGCGTTAGGGTGGTTTAACCAGGTGCTGGCACTCCCGGAGGGGGTGGGGGCGACGTTCACCTGGAACAAGAAGGGCCGCGAGGCGCTGGAAAACGGCGAGTTTGGGTATTTCAGCGTCGAGGTCTACGACGAAATGGTGGATCGCGTCACCGGCGAGCGGGTGTACAACCAGATCGCTGGCGGCGCTCTCACGAATTATCCGTTCTTTGGTCAAGCTACCGCGCTGCATAATCGCGGGGGCGCAGGTGTCCATAGTTTAAGTGCAGGAGGTGATCCGATGAGTGAGGAGTTGGAACAGGTAAAAGCCGAACGCAACGTGTTGCAGCAGGTGCTGCATCTGTTTGCGCGGGGCGACAATAGCCTGCCGCCCGCTACGGCTCCCGGACTCCCCGACGAGGTACGGACGCAGTTGGAAGGGTTGCAGGCGCAAATCTCGCAGTTCTCGACCAAACTGACGACCGTGGAAAGTGAGCGCGATGCCTACGCCGCGCGCCTCGCGGGGATGCAGGAGCAGTTGCAGGGGGTGCAGGACGCGCGCGCGGTCGAGCGGTTCAGCGTGCTGGCGGAGAGTTTCGCGCATCTGCCGGCGGCGACCGCCGATCTGGCCGTCCATCTGCGCTGGCTGTACGAGGCCGATGCTGCCGGCGCGCACCGCGAGTTCTTCGAGAACGTGCTGCGGCGCGCGGATCAGGTCTTCGGCGCGCAGTTCCGCGAGAAGGGCGTGCGGCAGGGCGAGGTCGGCAGTCTCGACGAGCGCCTGGCGACAGCCGCGGACAAGTACATGGCCGAGCATCCGGGGATTGCCTACC